ACTTACTGATACTAGTGAGTCCTTTGGTCTCCCTGCTACTGCTGATCTTATGTTTGCCCTTATTAGCACTGAAGAGTTGGAACAACTTGGGCAGATTATGGTGAAACAATTGAAGAATCGTTATAATGATCCCACTATCTACAAGCGTTTTATTGTGGGTATTGATCGTGCCAAGATGAGACTTTATGATTGCGAGCAGTCTGCCCAAAAAGACATACTTGACAGTGGGCAGGAAGAGGAGTATAATTACGAAGAAAAGAAACCAAAAAAATCATTTGAGGGATTTAAATTTTCATGACACAACGAGTTGATTTTGATAAATATCAAAACTTTGTAGATGCCGTAACTTCTGATGCATCCAAAGATTTCCTTGCTCTTTCTGACCGTATGGTTCAGTTGGATGAGAAAGGTGCAAATATTGAACGTCTTCTGACTGCCGCTGTTGGTATTAATGCCGAAGGTGGTGAGTTCTTGGAGATTGTAAAGAAAATGGTCTTCCAAGGAAAATCCTGGAATGACGAGACCCGCACTCACCTGATTAAAGAACTCGGTGATACTATGTGGTATGTGGCACAAGCCTGTATTGCACTTGAAGTTTCTTTTGATGAAGTCATTCAAACTAATATTGAAAAACTCATGAAGCGTTATCCTGATGGGTTCTTTGATGTATACTATAGTGAAAATCGTGAGGAGGGAGACATCTGATGGCAAAATCTGTATCTATCAAAATGGACGTTCGCACTGCTGCTGCCGTTCGCCAAATCCTGTTTGAGAATCAGAAAGGTTATACATATGATGAGGTTTCTGTTCCTCCTCGTATTTCTGACATTCGTGCCGTAATTGCAGACCTTGACGAAAAGATTGGTACTGTAGTTAGTGAATGACCCTTCGGGGTTTTATTGGGGAATTAGCTCAGACTGGTAGAGCGCCTGCTTTGCAAGCAGGATGTCAGGAGTTCGAGTCTCCTATTCTCCATTTTGCCCAAGTGGTGTAATGGTAGCCACGTATGCCTTAGGAGCATATATCGTAAGATGTGGAGGTTCGAGTCCTCTCTTGGGCACTTCTAAATAATTAAAAAAACATGGCAGAAAAAATTTCAGCAAATAGGGGTGATTTGTTCGAAGCCTTTTTTGCTGCAGCCGTTGCTGCAAGATTTGTAAAGAGAGCTAAAAAGAAAACAGCAAAATCTCTTCCATCAGTAAACGCTTCTGATGTTGATGATGTTTTGACCCAGATGATGAAAAAAGGATACGTTAAAAATGTGAATGATGTTGGCAGTGCCGTAATTGATACTGTATCTGTAAATGTATCAATTCCAAAAAAAGCATTAGATTTTTTATCTGTTAGATCAAATTGGACTAAAGTTAGTGATTTAAGAACTGGTGCTATTAATTTTGCAAATACTCATAGTAGATTGAACGCACAAGCTAGAGGTCTTTCGATAAATGAACGGCAAGATATAATAAAGGTTACTGCTGCTGGAACCGAAGATCAAAGGGGGACAAAAGCTGACGTAAAAATTGAAGTTGATTCTCCAACAAATCCAGATAAAAGATTTAGGAATATTGATTATTCTCTTAAAGTATCTGGCGGAGAGCAATTTCATCAAGTATCTGGTCAAGGATTTGATAAATTTCTAGATGTATTTGGGTCTATGGGATTGGATATTTCGCCAGTTGGGGGACAATATAATACTTTTATTAATGATTTTTTTGATACTGAGGTATATACTCGTAAATATTCTTCTAGAGAGGTTGCTGCAAAAACTGGGGGTGGTGATAAATTAAAAGCAGGCGCAAAAATTGTTTATCAATATGCTGCCAAAAAATTAACTTCTGGTCTTGGAGATATTGAAGAAACGGATATTAAAAGAAAATTTGCTGATTATATTATTTTTGGTTTGTCTAGAAATGTAAATACCGAATTGGTAAAATTTGTTGGTGCTGGTAAAGTAAAAACAAGGGTTGCTGATAGAGGATTTAGAGATCTTTTAGTAAAAAATAAATATAATGTTTCTGTTAGTACAACTGGAGATCCAAAGATTGTAATTTCTTTAGAAAATAAAAAAATTATTCAAATTAGGTACAAAATGGAAGTAGCAAGTTCCACTACAAAAACTGGAAAGGTTTATCGTTTTTATCCAAGACATTACTTAGAAGCACTTGAGGGACTCTTTGAAATATGAACCTCATGATATTGGAAATTATCAATTCTTTTGAATCCTCATCTAAAATACCAAAAAGAAAATATAATGATTTTTTAATCCATGTTTACAGAACATTTGATGAAAAAATATTGTCATGCAGGAAAAATAAAATGATCGATAAATATAAAAAGATGAGATTAAGTATTCTCAACTACATAGTGGCAAACGAAAAAATAATAACTGCCGAAATCTGTAAAATTAAGTAATGAAAAGTTTCCTTCAATTTTTATCCGAAGCATCCGCATCAACTGCTGTTCAACAAGCCGAACGTATGGGCTTGGAAGGTGATGGGCATGGTGGATGGTACAAGGATGGTGAATTTGTAGCGAAAACTGAAAAGGGTCGTTTAGTTTTTTATAATAAGCGTCAAAAAGCAGGGCAAGATCCTGCACAAACAGAAAAAGAAAAAAGATTATCCCAACCTTCACAAAAACCCACACCTCAACAAGAACCTAAAGCAGAGCAACCAGTAGAAATGGTTCCTCCTGAAGTAGAAAAAACAAAAGGAACTTTAACAATTGCTTTTGGTCGTTTTAATCCTCCTACTACAGGACATGAGAAACTTTTAGATACTGTTTCAACATCTTCTGATGATGGTGATTATGTAATTGTTCCTTCTCGTAGTCAGGATCCTAAAAAGAATCCATTGGATCCTGATACTAAAGTTTCTATTATGAGGCAGATGTATCCAAAGCACAGTGAAAAAATTATAAATGATCCGGCGAATCGTACTATCTTTGATGTCCTTAAGAAAGCTCACAACGATGGATATACGAATGTAAGAATTATTGGCGGTGCTGATAGAGTTAAAGAATTTGAAAATCTCACAGGAAACTACAATGGAAAACTATATCAGTTTGACAATGTAGAAGTTCGTTCCGCCGGAGAAAGAGATCCTGATGCAGAAGACGATATATCGGGAATGTCAGCCTCAAGGCAAAGAAAGGCAGCAGCAGAAGGTGATTTTAAAACTTTTGCCAAGGGTGTTCCCTCAACAATGAATCAAAAACAGGCAAGAGAACTTTTTAATACCCTTCGGTCTGCTATGAATATAAAAGAGGGTTGGAATCTTTGGGAAATTGCTCCTAAATTTGATTGGAAAAATCTTCGTGAAAATTACATTCAAGAAAAAGTTTTTAAGATCGGTCAACACGTTGAAAACTTAAATACTGGTCTTATTGGTAAAATAATTCGTAGAGGAACCAATCATTTAATTTGTGTAACTGAAGATGGAATTATGTTTAAATCTTGGATTAAAGATTTAATGGAGTATTCTGAAAAGCATATGAGTCGCATGTATAGAGAACCAGGAAAACCAAATACTCTTGTTGGAACGGATGGATATGTGAAGTATACCGCAAAGCAAACAAAGGGATATGATCTAGGTAAAGAGAACCTGGCATATGGTCAAAAGAATTTTGGATTGAATTTCATAAATAAGTATAGAAAAAAGTAATTAGTTAAAAGTTTCCCATGAGTAAGAAAATTTTTGAGGAAAATGGTGGACCTCATCGTGGTCATGCTGCAGGAGATACTGACGTAGAGAAGCAAGCATCTCAATTAGCTTCTGACGTTAAGTATAAGGTAAAGCAAAGTATGAGTGGGTCAACAAATTTAAGTCCAGCTCAAGTTACTAGGGCATATCTTTCACAATTATCCAAATCACCTTCCTCCCCATCTGTTAAAGCTCTTGCAAAGAAAAAACTTATGGGATCTTCTGGATCTTCGTCCGAACAAAAAAATGAAGATTACACTGAAATTAATTTAAGTCAAATTATCGAACAATCTGTTGTTTCGGCACTAACTAAAGTTTTTATTGACCATGAAACTGTAAAGGTAGATGAAGTTAAAAATGAATATTTAAATTCTTTATTGGAAAATGAAGATAGAAAATATAAAGTAAGAGTTACTGATAAAAAAACTGGTAATTCTTATGTTCGCTTTGCAACTCGTGAGAAAATTTCGGAGTTGAGATCAAATCCAAATATTTCATCCGTTGAGATGACATCATACGGAGATCCAGTTAAAGGTGAAAAAGATAAGGGTGAGCAAACTTCCAAAACAAAATCTGGTAAGGGACTAGATCCAGTCGGCCAGGAGGATAAGGATATTGATAATGATGGAGATCATGATAAGAGTGATAAGTATCTTATAAATCGCAGAAAAGTTCGTGGTACTGCAATTGCCAAGAAAACTGGTGAAGTTAAAGAAGAATTTTTAGGTGAAGTTAAAAGAAAAAAGGACGAAAATAAAGTACAGGAAACTGGTGTGAATAATTATAAAAATGGAACTATTAAAATGTTTCCGGAGATAAAGGAATCCTCTTATAGTAGATTTTTAAAAGTTATTCAGGAAAAAGCAGTAAGTCAAAATCAACAGCAACTTGCTGGAATGGCACTTGCTTATTTGAGAGGTGATATGCCCGATGCAAGTGACGAAGTTAAAAAGATGGCAAAGATGGGTGAGAAAAAACTTCGTGATTTTGCTAAAACCAAGCACGAAGGTCTTCCAGAAAAAGTAAAGGAAGAGGCAGATTGTGGTTGTGATGATAAAAAAACAGAGAAAGAAATTGATCCAAGACAATTAAAAACCATGAAGGATCGTACAAGAACTTCTCTTGGTTTGATGGGAATTAAGGCATCTTATGAGCCAGAAGGTAATACAATTTCGGAAAGAGAAAATGATGAACCTGGTGAAAGTGACAATAGACCTGATGTAAAAGCACATAATCGTGCAGTTGGTTACAAACCAAAAGCAAGAAGACCTGATATTAGTAAAGATCCAAGATACGGATCTGTTTCTGGGGATGATGAAGATTATCGTTCCACTAGAAGAAGATATAGAAGATAAATAAAACAGAACTCTTCACACGAGGTAAATTATGTCTGTAGGACTTATTTGGGCTTGGATTATGGCTAACGAAGCCGCACTTGCCACCATTCTTTTGATCGTTTCCGAACTTTTAGGGGCGGTTCCACAAGTCAAATCAAACGGACTTGTGTCATTTGTTCTTCTTCAAGTGCAAAAGGTATTAAAAGATAAGGGAGCACAAGACCCTACTCCCTGAATTAAATTGGTTTAATGTAAAGGAGACCTGAAATCAAGGTCTCCTTTTTTTATAAATATCAGTAGAAAAAGAATTTGTAGGTAAGGCACATGGCTCTTTGGGGCAATAAAGATCTAGTCTATTCTGACGGTACTATAAGCATTAATCTTGGAACTAACGTTATAACTGGTAGTGGAACTACTTTTACAACTGCTGGTATTGGAATTGGTGATGTGATCACTGTTGGTGCAGGAGCAACTTATGGATACGCCGTAATATCTGCAATAACTTCTAATAGCCAACTATCGATTGCTTCAACTCAATATTTTGTTTCTGGTATAACCACAGTTCCCTCTGGAACTTCATACTCTATTTCACAAGAACCAATTTATACTCTTGGTGATTCGGTTTATAGAGCACCAGAATCTAAAACTGTTGGAACAAGTACAGTATTCACTGCAGTTTTCGGTGTAGATGCAAATGAAGTTGGAACTGCAAGAACAATAACAGTTGGTGGAAAGGCAGCAGCTTATGCAGTTGCACACTCCGGTTGGGTTGGAGTAACAACCTATATCGATACTCATGGTAATTTAAGAGTTAAATCTGAAGTATTAGTTGCTGGTGGGATTGATACTGCTAGTGGAACTGATGCTGCTGATGATACAAGATTCCCTGATTCCACTATCACTATTACGACACAACCTGCTTCTGTTGGTGTAGGAACTACTGCTACTGCGACATTTAGTGTTGTTGCTTCAGTATTCCCAACATATGCATCTCTTGGATATCAGTGGTATGAAAATGATGGCGGTGGATTTGATCCTATTTCCGGAGCAACTACATCTAGTGTAAGTATTGGAAATACCAATGCAAGTAAGAATGGTTATACATATCGAGTAGTTCTAACATCTGGAGATACATTAGTAACTTCCGGAATTGCTACCATGACTGTTTCGTAATGATATGATATGAGATTTGATGAGTTGAATGAAGATAACTATTTGTTATTTGCGATAAAATTCTATGATAACCCTCAATCTGTTACTAAAGATGACTTTGAGGATGATTTGAAACGCATAAAATATGTTAAAAGGTTATTGAAAAGATATAGAAATACTGGTGTATTAAAAACTCATCTTATTTTAAATCATTTAATTATTTTATTTAATGTATTCAATGACGCTACTATACCATTACTTTTTTATAATTTAGATGTAGATCTTTGGCCAATTATAAAAAGTTTTTTAATGTTTTTGAACAGAATTCCAGAGTATCCAAAAACTCATATTCATGAAATTGAAGAGGATAAAGATTGTTTAGTTAAGTTGCAATCAATTTAATGAATATAGATAAAATTATTTCAATAATTAGAGATCTTCGTGAAGAAGGTGCTATGGGTATGACTACTGGAAGTTCAGGATCTGTCGCTGGATTTAGTCATTTATCAGATCCAAAAGGTCCAGTTGCCGGCACTACTGGACCATTGGATGGAAGATTAAGAATTATGAAAAGACTACCGCCAGAATATAGAAAACCGTTAAGTAAGGGAAATACAAAAAAGAAGAAGAAATAAATAATTCAAAGTAACATGGTGAATTTCATATAATAAAGTTCAACTGATATTTTAAAGAAATGTCACCATTCCAAGTAAGAAGATCAGATCTCTCGAAATTAGATGTTTTGGAAGCAAAATTTAATATCTACGAAGAGCTATCAAGGCAAATGATGGACAAGTTAGAAGTAGCAGTGGATAAAATTTCAGAAGCAAACAATAAGATTGCAACTATTCTTACGAAGCACGATGAGAGAATAGATCAAACAATGAGAAATGATGAAAATTTTGCCAAACAATTGGATGAACTAAAGGAAGAAAATAAAGAAGATCATAAGGCAGTTATTAAAAGACTTGATGGTTTAGAACTTAAAGTACAAGAATTGATAAAGTTTCGTTGGGTCATTGCAGGAGCAGTATTGATAATATCATTCGTATTTTCCCAATCTTCTATGGTCGTTGATATCTTGACACCAGATAATCAACCAAATTATAGAATAGAGACTAAGAAATAATAAATTTATTTCATTGACATGTGATGCTCATTCATGTAGAATGATGAGAGGCATAGACTTTTATTATGGATTTTGTTGATTCCAAGTACATTGGTCTCGTATCATCGCGTCTTCAAAAATTTAAGAGGGTAAAAGCGGATCTCTACAACTTCCGTTGCCCTATTTGTGGCGATTCTCAAAAAAATAAAAATAAGACAAGAGGATATCTTTATCCTGTTAAGAACAACACCAATTTCAAGTGTCATAATTGTGGTGCCAGTTTATCCTTCAATAACTTTCTAAAGGAGATAGATCCAACTCTCCATAAGCAGTACACAATGGAGAAGTTTAAGCAAGGACATACTGGTAAAAACTTTGTTGTTGAGGAACCCAAGTTTGAGTTTGTAAAGCCTACTTTTAAAATGAAATTGGATCTTCCTAAAGCATCCGAAGTACTCATAGCGAAAGAATATTTAGTAAAAAGAAAGATAGATCCGGAAAAGTTTTATTTTGCACACAAATTTAAAGAATGGGCAAACACTCAAAAACAAACTTTCAAGAGTACCAATAATGATGAAAGTCGTATTATTATACCAATGTACGACTTTGATGATAATTTAATTGGATTTCAGGGGAGATCTATTGGTCCATCTTCAAATAAATATATCACTGTGATGCTTGTTGATGATGCTCCAAAAATTTATGGGATTGAGAAAATTAATTCTGAAAAACCCATTTATATTGTTGAGGGACCATTCGACTCCACGTTTGTACAAAATGCTGTTGCTATGTGTGGGTCCGACATTGATATTAGGACGTTTGGTTGGAGCGATTATATTTACGTTTTTGATAACGAACCACGCAATCGAGAAATCGTCAACCGAATATCAAAAACCATCAACAGAGGAGACAAAGTAATTATTTGGCCATCAATAGTTCGGGAAAAGGACATCAACGATATGGTACTTGCTGGACTTAATGTTATGAATGTGTTAAAATCAAATACATATTCAGGTTTAGAAGCAAAAATTAAGTTTAACAACTGGAAGAAAATATGAGCAACGGAACAAAGGTTATTAAAAGAAATGGGTCGATTGAAAGTCTTGATTTAAATAAACTTCATTTGATGGTTGAAGAATCTTGCAGGGATCTAGCAGGAGTATCAGCATCTCAAGTTGAAATGCAGTCTGGTATTCAATTTTATGATGGTATTACTACGGCAGAAGTTCAGGAGATTCTAATTCGCTCTGCAAGCGATTTGATTGACCTTGACCACCCTAACTATCAGTTTGTTGCTGCCCGCCTTCTTCTGTTCGCTCTCCGCAAGCAGTTGTTCGGTCGTATGCACGAGTGTCCAACTGTCAAGCAACACGTAGAGCGTTGTGTTGGTAGAGGAGTTTATGACGCGGAGATTCTAAGTTTCTATAATGATGAGGAGTTTGAAAAACTTCAATCTTTTATTGACCACGAGCGTGATTATCTGTTCACTTATGCAGGTCTTCGTCAGGTAGTTGATAAGTATCTAGTTCAGGATAGGAGTTCTGGTGCTCTCTATGAGACTCCACAATTTATGTACCTTTTGATTGCTGCTACTATCTTCTCAAAATATCCAAAAGAAACACGTTTAGATTACGTTAAGAAGTATTATGACGCAATCAGCAAGCACAAAATCAACATCCCAACGCCGATTATGGCAGGAGTGCGAACCCCACTTCGTCAATATGCATCTTGTGTTCTCGTTGATGTTGATGACACCCTCGATAGCATCTTTAGCAGCGATATGGCTATTGGTAAATATGTCGCACAAAGGGCTGGCATCGGCATTAACGCTGGTAGAATCCGTGGTATTAACGCTAAAATCAGAGGCGGAGAGGTACAGCACACAGGCGTTGTCCCCTTCCTTAAGAAGTTTGAGGCAACTGTCCGATGCTGCACTCAAAACGGCATCAGAGGTGGTTCTGCTACAGTTCACTTTCCTATCTGGCACCAAGAAGCATCAGAGGTGGTTCTGCTACAGTTCACTTTCCTATCTGGCACCAAGAAATAGAAGACATCTTAGTATTGAAAAATAATAAGGGAACTGAGGATAATCGTGTTCGTAAGTTAGACTACAGCATTCAAATTTCCAAACTGTTCTATGAGCGATTCATCAAGAACGAAGAAGTTTCACTCTTCTCGCCACACGCAGTTCCTGGTTTGTATGATGCTTTTGGAACTGATTCTTTTGACGAGTTATATGTACGTTACGAACGAGATGAGTCTGTTCCTAGAAAGACTATCGGGGCTCAAGAACTCTTTCTGGACCTCCTAAAGGAACGTGCAGAAACTGGTCGTCTTTATATTATGAATATTGACCACTGCAACTCCCACTCATCCTTTATGGATAAAGTTGAGATGAGTAACCTCTGCCAGGAAATCACTCTTCCAACTAAACCCATTCAACATATTGATGATCCTGATGGTGAAATTGCTCTTTGCATTCTTAGTGCTATTAATGTTGGGAAAATTAGGGATAATGAAGATCTTCAAGTTCTTTGTGATCTTGCTGTTAGGAGTCTTGATGAACTCATTGATTTTCAAGGATATCCCGTCAGAGCAGCAGAAATCGCCACCAGAGCACGTCGTTCTCTTGGAGTAGGTTATATTGGTTTGGCACACTATCTCGCTAAGCATGGGGAGAATTACGGTGACTCAAGAGCATGGGAATTAGTTCATGATTTGACTGAGGCATTCCAATATTATCTCATCCAGGCAACCGTAAATCTTGCAAAAGAAAAAGGTGCCTGTGAGTATTCTCACCGTACTAAGTATGGGCAGGGTATTCTTCCGATTGATACATACAAGAAGGATGTTGACGAAATCGTTCCGAATAACTTAAAATATGATTGGGATAGCCTTAGGGAACAGGTTAAGTTATATGGAGTGCGGAACTCAACATTGTCCGCACAAATGCCTTCAGAGAGCAGTTCCGTTGTGTCAAATGCCACAAATGGAATCGAACCACCTAGAGGATACCTGTCCATTAAAAAGTCGAAGAAAGGTCCTCTTAAGCAAATTGTTCCTCAGTATCAAACCCTTAAAAGCAATTATACGCTTCTTTGGGATATGCCTAACAATACTGGGTATATTAATATTGTTGCAGTTATGCAAAAATTCTTCGATCAAGCGATTTCTGGAAACTGGTCGTATAATCCACAGAATTATCCCGATAATGAAGTTCCTGTGTCAGTGATGGCACAAGATCTGTTAATGTGCTATAAAATGGGATGGAAAACAGCATACTATCAGAATACTTATGATATTAAGACTGATGAAGTAGAAGAAGAAAAACCTAATCTCCAATCACTTCTCCAAGAACTTTCTGGTGCTGAAGAAGATGATTGTGAAAGTTGTAAAATCTAACCTGAGTAAATATACCAGTGTGAGTTAATTTAGAGAGAAAAAAATTATGCAGTTTAATTTCAAAACAAACCTAGAGGAGAAGAATGTGGTCAATCAAATGACAGTTTTCAACTCTGAGGAAGTTGACACCAAAAAACAACCAATGTTTTTTGGACAACCTCTTGGGATTCAAAGGTATGATTCTTACAAGTATCCGATTTTTGATAAACTCACAACACAACAATTAGGTTATTTTTGGAGACCTGAAGAGGTTTCCCTACAAAAAGATAGGGGAGACTATCAGTCTCTCCGTCCTGAACAAAAGCATATTTTTACTTCAAATCTTAAATATCAAGTAATGCTTGATAGTGTTCAGGGTCGTGGACCCGGAATGGCATTCGCTCCATACTGTTCGCTTCCAGAATTAGAAGCATGTATGAAGGTCTGGGAATTCATGGAAATGATTCACTCTAGATCTTATACTTACATCATCAAAAATGTTTACTCAGATCCATCTGATGTTTTTGATACAATTTTAAAAGATGGTCGCATTTTAGAACGTGCCACTAGCGTTACTGAAGCTTATAATGATTTTATCAATAGTGCTCAACATTATGGAACTTCTGAACTTTGGAAATACGCCCAAGAATCAGTTCCTCACGCCCAGGCAGAAAGATATGAACTCAAACGCAAGTTGTTCAGAGCAGTTGCAAACGTTAATATTCTTGAAGGTATTCGCTTTTACGTCAGTTTCGCTTGCAGTTTTGCATTTGGCGAACTCAAACTTATGGAGGGAAGTGCAAAAATCATCTCAGATCTATGATTGGTCTAAACGACAAACTGTTACAGCAATATGTTGAATGGATTGCAAATCGTAGAATGAAGGCTATTGGTCTTCGTCCACTTTATGATATTCCTGCCAAGAATAATCCTCTCCCTTGGACTGAGCATTGGATTTCCTCTAAAGGTCTTCAGGTGGCGCCACAAGAAACGGAAGTTGAGTCCTATATTGTTGGAGGAATTAAGCAAGATGTTACCAAAAATACTTTCGCAGGATTCCAATTATGATGAATGGTGCGAACAGGAACTCCTGAACGCATATAAAGATGCTGCAGAATATGATGATTTCCTTTTTGGAGACCACGATTATTCTTATATTTGGTTAGATGATAAACCTACTGAGGGTCCTTGAGACCCTCTTTTTTTATAAATATTTTTAGGAATTCCTTTTTATGCAAAGATGTTAGCAAAAGATGTTAGAGCCTTAATAGAGGCTTACGGATCAATTTATTCAAATAGTGAATCTCAACAAGAATTAATCGATGAAGAAGTTAATAATATTATTGAAGAAGTCATAGAAGAACTTATAGATGAATGTTTAGAATTTGGTTATACTCTAGACGAAGCTGCAGAAGTAGTTGAAGAAGCTACAATTGAATATCTTACAGAACTCAATCCATATGCTCCTGCAGGATCTAAAGAATCAAGCGCATATAACAAAGCAACTACCGCTACAAAGCGCGGAGAGGCACGTAAGGCAGCAGTTAAAGCAGCAGTTGGGAAAGTTAAGCAAAAGGCAGCAGGCGCTGCTGTGAGTGCATATGCCGCCGGAAGAGAAGCAAAGGAAAAGATTGGTTCTGCTGCTAATGCCGCTAAAACAGGCGCTAGAAGGGCAGCAGGAGCGGTTTCTACCGCTGCTAGTAGTGCTAAAGAAAGAATCAAGGGAGGCATCAAAAAGGCACTAGGAGGAGGTCTTCGTGCCGTTGCAAACAGGGCAGGTAAAGCAGCATCGAGACTTGGTGAAGAAAGTGTTCTAGAGGCAAGAGCAGTCGGAAAAGCACGTTCTACCGATGAAAATCCAAAGGGTGCGGGTGCTCGTGTTAGTTCTGGTCGTGGAATGACGATGACTAAAGCTGGTGGACTTGGAAAAGGTAAAACCTTTAAAAATAATCCAGATGGTGATGATATGGTGAAATCTCAATATGATGCTCAAGCAAAAGCAGATCGTCGCGCTGCCACAAAAGAAAGAGCAGCGGATGGTGGAGATAGAGTTAGTAATTTAATTCGCTCAGTTCAAAAATCACATTATGAACCAGATAATATCTATGATCTTGTATTAGAATATTTGGTAAATAATGGACATGTAGAAACAATTGATGAAGCACATTACGTGATGGCGCAAATGGATGCTGATAGCATCAAATTTATTATTGAAATGGCAGATCCAAGTTTTCAACTTAAAAGATCCACTGGTGCAGGAGCACTAACCCCATCAGCTGCACAACAACTTGGATCAAAGGCAGTTGAACTTCAAAAAAAGAAAGCAGCGGGAGTTGATCTCCCCAACTTAAGACAATCACCAGGATCGATGGCAAAAGAAGTCTAAAATAATACTTGGGGGCTTGACAAGTCCCCTTTTTTATTGCTAGAATAGGTTTGTTCTCGTTGAAGATAAATAGTAGCTCATAAGATTATTTTATATGAGTTATGAGAACCCTTGGCAATACAATGGAGAGATTTTTGAGTCTCATCATATCCAAGATTATTTTGGTTTTGTATATCGTATATCTTGCAGTAAGAATGAGCGCAAATATGTGGGTAGAAAATACTTTTGGTCTTTTAGAACACCTCCGGGGAAAAAGAGGAGAGTAAAACAAGAATCTGATTGGAAAAAGTATTATGGTTCTTGTCCCGAGTTGAAGGATGATGTTAAAAAGTATGGCAAAGAGTTCTTCAGTAGAGAAATTATAAGCCTTCATAAGACTAAAGGTGGATGTAATTACGAAGAAACAAAACAACTTTTTCTAAATAATGTACTGGTAGAATCACTTGACACAGGTGAACCCGCATATTATAATTCCAACATACTTGGACGCTATATGCGAAAGGATTATTTTTATGGAAACCTTGGAAATGACTCTTCAGAAGTCCCATGATTGGGCAGTTGATAGGATTCACTATTTGTCGGAAAGGGATATTGATGATGCATATGCAATCCAGTCAGAATTTAATGAATGGTTAGATCCCAATAAAGAAAATCATGAGATTTTCTCACTCTCTTATATTACCGATTAAAAAATGAAATAAATATTTAATATGTTTTCTATAAAAAAGTGACTCTCAAAAAGCCATCAGATTTATTTACTAGAAGCAATTCTCTCATAACCGAAGATTTTTCCCCACTTTCATTAGAAGTTGGTAAGTCTGATGACATGTCTGTTGGCTTAACAGAAACTTTTGATCGTTTTAAAAATAATCTTGAAAAGATAGACGAACTAACGGAGCAAGTTCAATCTTTATCTGAAGAAATAAATTCTAAACTAACCAAAAAAGATTTAGAAAATGCGATGATATCGCACTTGATGGTTGTAAATGAAAATTTTAAATTAATACAAGGACAGGTTAAAGGTCTTAATAAAACAGATATAAGCAAGTTCAATAAAGGATTAAATGAAGTTGTACATATTGTTGATAATTTAGTTTCGGTTGAAATACCAAAGTACAATAAAAAACTTGCTGGATCTGAATTTGCCATTGAAAATAAATTTGCATCCTTCAAAGGGGATATAAGTGATAAAATTGATCAATATCACAATATCATCGATGAATTCAAAAAAACTATTGATGAATCCTATGAACTACGAAATCAAATTCAGGATGAATTGAGTAGTGTTAAAGATATTAAAGAAACAGTTGAAAAATATACGTACAGAATTGATGAATTTCAACATACAAATAATTCTCAACTAAGAAAAGTTGAAAACTTTATTCTTAAAAATCATAATCATATTGTTGAATTAAAGAAAGAAGTTTTTGGTGAAATTAGTAAACTTTCTCTTGAAGACATAAGCGGGAATATCGATAGAATTGAAAAAAAGATAAAACATATTGAGAACGTATATAACTCAATTAATGCTGAAAATTTAATTGGAGAATCTCTTCTAGCAGAACCATCTCAAACTGATAATGGAGATCCATTAACACCATTAGATCGTAAGTTTATTACACAGAAAGACTTACAAAGTCACTATCGTCTATTCATAAACCGAGTTCAGCAACAACTAGCGTCAATTGGTGGTGGTGGAGAAACTCAATTAAAGTATCTTGATGACATTGTCGGCATTGCTACAAATGCATCTGCCTATGATGGTAAGGTACTCAGTTACAATCATTCTCTTAAAAAATTTGAATTTATTACATATGAAAGTGGAAATGCGGTTATTACAATATCTGATACAATTCCTTTAGATCCTGCTCATGGGGATCTTTGGTATGATAGTACTATTGGAAGAACCTTCATATACTATGTTGATGACGATGGACCTCAATGGGTTGATGCCGCACCATCTGGTGGACTCACATATCCAGTATTTTGGTCTCAAACAAACGTAGGTATTCATACACTCTCAAATGTTGGAATAGGAACTACCCAATCAACATCAAAATTGACAGTTGATGGTAGTGCTTATATCACGGGCATCTCCACATTTAATACTGACTTAGTCGTTGATGGTGGTGTAACTGTTTCTGGTATTTCATCTTTTAATGATAGTGTAAATTGTCGTAATCTCATTATTGGTGATAATACTAAAGGTCTTGTCTTAACTTCTCCTAATGGAACAAAATTTAAATTAATTGTGGATAATAGTGGACAATTATCTACAGTTGCCTTCTAATAATTGAAATAAATAAAGTATAGAAATACCTGCAAATGGCAATAAATTTTCCAATTTCACCCACACTAAATCAAATATTCATCGTTGGTGAAACATCCTATCTTTGGAATGGAAAGCAGTGGGTTGGATTTTCTCTTGGAACGCAAGGTGTACAGGGTAGTCAATCTAATCAAGGCAGTCAGGGAACTCAGTCAGCGCAGGGAGTTCAGGGGGTACAGGGTTTAGATGGTCTTTTTGCTGGACAGGGTGCCCAAGGAGCTCAAGGTACTCAAGGAAATCAGGGAACTCAAGGTACTCAGGGTGATCAAGGAATACAGGGTACTCAAGGATTCCAGGGAACTCAAGGAGTTCAAGGTACTCAAGCAAATCAAGGTACTCAAGGGACACAGGGTACTCAAGGTTTCCAGGGTACTCAAGGCATTCAAGGTGTTCAAGGACCTTTAAGTAATAATCAGGGTACTCAAGGCATTCAAGGTGTTCAAGGAACTCAAGGAACTCAAGGTTTATCTGGTAAAGATGGTAACTTCGGTGGTGCCACCTTTGATTATACCTTCAGTGATGATATTTTAAATTCCGATCCAGGTGTAGGAAAATTAAAGTTTAATAATAGCAATGTTTCCTTATCTTCCGAACTTTACATTTCAGACATTGATGATAGTTCTACAAGTATCACTAATTTTTTAATTACAATTGACGATTCAACATCGTCAATTAAAGGACACTTTAGAATTTCAAATAAGTTTAATTCTGATGATTTTGCTTTATTTACCATTTCTTCAATTGTAAATAACATTCCATCAAATTATTTTACTGTATTTGCTTCTTTTGTTTCTGGTAGTTCTGTATCATTTTCTAATTTAGAAGATATTATTATTACCTTTGCTCGTACTGGAGATAAAGGTGATACTGGATCTCAAGGACTTCAAGGACTTCAGGGTGTTCAAGGACTAGGATCTCAAGGCACTCAAGGATTGCAGGGAACACAGGCAACTCAAGGTAATCAAGGAAATCAAGGTACTCAAGCAACTCAAGGTACTCAAGGTACTCAAGGATTCCAGGGAACTCAAGGATTTCAAGGTACTCAAGGATTCCAAGGTAATCAAGGTACTCAAGCAACTCAAGGTACTCAAGGTAATCAAGGTACTCAAGGATTCCAAGGTACTCAAGGATTCCAAGGTAATCAAGGTACTCAAGCAACTCAAGGTACTCAAGGTACTCAAGGATTCCAGGGAACTCAAGGATTCCAAGGTACTCAAGGATTTCAGGGAACTCAAGCAACTCAAGGTAATCAAGGTAATCAAGGCAGTCAAGCAACTCAAGGTACTCAAGGTACTCAGGGAACTCAGGGTACTCAAGGATTCCAAGGTACTCAAGGATTCCAAGGTACTCAAGGCAATCAAGGTAATCAAGGCAGTCAAGCAACTCAAGGTACTCAGGGAACTCAGGGTACTCAAGGATTCCAGGGAACTCAAGGATTCCAAGGTACTCAAGGATTTCAGGGAACTCAAGCAACTCAAGGTACTCAAGGTACTCAAGGATTTCAGGGAACTCAAGGATTTCAAGGTACTCAAGCAACTCAAGGTAATCAAGGACTTCAGGGAACTCAAGGATTCCAGGGAACTCAAGGATTCCAAGGTGGAACTCAAGGATTCCAAGGTACTCAAGGATTCCAAGGTACTCAAGCAACTCAAGGTAATCAAGGACTTCAGGGACTGAGTAACCAGGGTACTCAAGGTACTCAAGGATTCCAAGGTACTCAAGGACTTCAGGGATTGAGTAACCAGGGTGTTCAAGGTAATCAGGGTCTTCAGGGAATTTTTGGTATTCAAGGATTGCAAGGAATTCGGGGAAATGATGGAACTTCTGTAACAATTGTTGGTGTTGTTACAACAGTCACAAGCTCTGAACCTCATACAACGTTATTAAGTGGTGGTGATACTGGACAAACTTGGGACCCACCAGTGTCTGGTTATGGCGTCATTGAAGAATCTACTGGTGATTTGTGGGTTTATAGTGGAAGTGATTGGGATAATGTAGGTCAGATCCGTGGAGATCAGGGAGTTCAAGGACTTCAAGGACTTCAAGGTTTAAGTAATCAAGGTACTCAAGGTGCTCAAGGACTTCAAGGTCTTAAAGGTGACCAAGGTGCTCAAGGACTTCAAGGACTTCAAGGTCTTAAGGGTGATCAAGGTACTCAAGGTGCTCAAGGACTTCAAGGTCTTAAAGGTGACCAAGGTGCTCAAGGACTTCAAGGACTTCAAGGTCTTAAGGGTGATCAAGGTGCCCAAGGACTTCAAGGACGTCAAGGTTTAAGTAATCAAGGTGCTCAAGGTACTCAAGGACTTCAAGGTTTAAGTAATCAAGGTGCTCAAGGTGCTCAAGGACTTCAAGGTCTTAAGGGTGATCAGGGTGCTCAAGGACTTCAAGGTACTCAAGCAAATCAAGGTACTCAAGGACTTCAAGGTCTTAAGGGTGATCAAGGTGCTCAAGGACTTCAAGGTCTTAAGGGTGATCAAGGTGCTCAAGGTACTCAAGCAAATCAAGGTAATCAAGGACTTCAAGGTCTTAAGGGTGATCAAGGTGCTCAAGGTGCTCAAGGACTTCAAGGTCTTCAGGGAGTTGGATCTCAAGGTACTCAAGGACTTCAAGGTCTTAAGGGTGATCAAGGTGCTCAAGGACTTCAAGGACTTCAGGGAGTTGGATCTCAAGGTACTCAAGGACTTTCTAATCAAGGTGCTCAAGGACTTCAAGGACTTCAGGGAGTTGGATCTCAAGGTACTCAAGGTACTCAAGGACTTCAAGGTCTTAAGGGTGATCAAGGTACTCAAGGACTTCAAGGTCTTAGGGGTGATCAAGGTGCTCAAGGACTTCAAGGTCTTAAGGGTGATCAGGGTGCCCAAGGACTTCAAGGTCTTCAAGGAGTTGGATCTCAAGGTACTCAAGGTACTCAAGGTACTCAAGGACTTCAAGGTCTTAAAGGTGATCAAGGTGCTCAAGGTGCTCAAGGACTTCAAGGACTTCAAGGTCTTAAGGGTGATCAAGGTGCTCAAGGTACTCAAGCAAATCAAGGTACTCAAGGACTTCAAGGTCTTAAGGGTGATCAAGGTGCTCAAGGTACTCAAGCAAATCAAGGTACTCAAGGTCTTCAAGGAGTTGGATCTCAAGGTACTCAAGGACTTCAAGGACTTCAAGGTCTTAAAGGTGATCAAGGTGCTCAAGGTCTTCAAGGAGTTGGATCTCAAGGTACTCAAGGACTTCAAGGAGTTGGATCTCAAGGTACTCAAGGACTTCAGGGAGTTGGATCTCAAGGTACTCAAGGACTTCAAGGTCTCACGGGCCCAGTTGCGGGTACTGACGGTCAGGTAATCTATAATAACGGTGGAGTTGCCGGTGGTGCATCGGGACTCAACTATGATGATGTAAATGTAAGAGTTGGTATTGGAACCAGTTCTCCACAGTTCCTTGCCGATGTTGCAGGAGACCTTCGTATCACCAGTTCCAATAGAATGAGATTCGGCGGAACCACAGGAACCACGAACTTCTACATTCAGTACAACTCCTCAACCAATAGTTTAGATTTCGTATCGGGTTGATATTATGGCAGTAGTGGGAAGATTAGACCAATATGCATCTATGCTTGCTGGAGAGTTTGATGAAACCACGGCAAATGGTCCAAGCATCACTGGATTTTCAACATATTATGCATCAGAGTTTAGTGAAAATATTGGCATTACTACAGCACTTGTTGCAAATGTCTTTCCACCTTATGACCTTGTTAATGATGACTTTGGAGGAACTCTATTTGGCGCAGGTCAAGGAAGATATATGAGACAAAACACCGATAAGAGTGTGATTGTTTATAATGAGATTGATGAAGTTACTAGTTTTCAAAGTAATGATACTTCTTTCTGGCTACTTGGGGAGCAGGATTCTGGAGGTCAACTTAATGGCGGGACAGGATTTTTCTCTGATGGAACTCTTACAAGTGCAAATATCATAGCAACATCTGGAGGAACTGCTACTTTATCATTTACTTTTACTGAAAATGTTTTAAATGTTATAGAGGGAAGTACTAGTTACATTAGACTTTATAAAAACAGTTCGCAGATTTTTCAATTTACAAGAAGTGAAGGTTTAACAACAACATATAATGCTTCTTATAGCACTAATGATATTTTTTATTTTGAAACGAATTTATTTGTGAACAATAGTACTGGTACTAATCCAGGAATAGGAACTATAACAGTAACTATAAATTCTAGTTTAGTGTACAAATACACAATGACATCTCAACTAGATTAAGTTACTCCTATAATATAATGAATAAATATAAAAAAGGTATTAACTAATAATGGCAAGGCAGGTATTACTTGAAACCGGATATACATTTACTCCTTCTACAAAGACTGTCATA